TTTCGTTCTCGAAATGGATTCCCGTCGGAACCGTTGTGCCGTTTCTCTCACCGGACAACACTGTTATGTTCGCCTTCTCCTTGTACTCCGGACACTTCAGGTGTATGTCTAGTTTGCCCATCTGAGGCATTCCGAACGTACCCGTCATCTCCGGTTGTGGTTTGTGGAAAGACCCCTGCAGGATCACAGACCTGTCCTCTGCCATTGAGTCGATGTTAGTTTCCGACTCGGTGCCAGTTATCTTGACAAGATCCAAGAATCCCAATCCATGCGTGTGTTTAACGATGTCTTTTAAGATGTCTATCATAATGCTTTTATTGTATATGATATTTAGGTCTTAGTCTAGTGTTATTTCAGAAATTCTGTACACCACAGGATTTTGTTTACCAGGCTTCTGGAATATGGCGTAACTCTGTCCTTGTCTGAACATATTCGTCTCTATCAATTTGTAACCAGTGCGTTCGATGATGTCCTTCATCGCGGTCTTTGTGTTGTAGTTCCAATAACCCCTTTTTGCCAAACTAAGGTCAACATCATAATGGCAATCAGCATACTGTATGAAAACATGGCCACCGGGAATCAGTATCCTGTTTATGTCTGTGAGGTATTGCTCGATGTGTTGCTGTGTGAAGAAAACGAAAGTGTCCCAACTGAACACAAAGTTACAACTTGCGGTTGGTACAGATTCGCAGGAGGTCTTGTCAGTGGTGTAAAATGTCAAATTTTTCTGTGCCGCTGGTTTGAATCTTCTTCTGACTGTCCTCTCAACAGCAGGAGTTATGTCTAAAAAGAAATTCCTACGCCAGGCCCTAAACTCCTTTGAGAACATTCCGTTGCCAGGACCTATCTCTAGACTGTTGTACAAGTTTGATTTGCTGAATTGAAATATCTTGGTCTGTATAGTGCGGTAAAGTCCGCCATCTATAATTGGTGAGATACGTTTCTGTTCAAGATCTTTGGCAAACCATTCCGGTGTTTTGTCTAATCTGTTAATTACTTGGCTATTGTTGGCGTCCACAGCAATTTCTAGATCCTCTAAAATTTTTATTTGATCGCTCAGGAATTTCTCCCAGTCTGTGCCTTTGAGCTTTTTTAGTTTCTCCTTCAGTAGTTTTATTTCTTCTATGCTTAACATTAAAATTCGAATAGTTTGTTGAATGTGTTTGAAGTCTCTGTTGATTGCACGTCCCAGTTCAGTACCCCTATGAGGTTGTCTATCTTCTGATCCAGTATTGTGCTCTCCATCGCTTCACTGTCAAATGGTAACTCCTTGAACCATTCCGGTATACGTAGTTCGTCAACGGGATACGCTATGCTGGTGTAACCCAAAGGATTGCTCTTTAACTTACACACGATAACTTTCGCTCCATCTGTTATAGGCATCGAGTACTTGTCACTGTACATTTCACGACATCTATTCCAATTCATGCTGGCCCTAACGTGTCCTGGCATATTGGTCTTACCCTTCTTGGCCTCTTCTTCGGTGTATTTGGTCATGTTGTTGGCCCTCTTGGGTGAACCTTTCTCCCAACCCGGTCTGGACTTGAACTCAGCCCTGAACTCGCTTATCTTCTCTAGTACCTCTTTTTCGGATATCCCTGTTAACACCATGTACAGTAGGTCACTTAGGAAGTCCTGCACGAACACCGGAGTGTCTGATCGCTTAAGGTCCAGACCCATGGCCTTGACCTTGCCCGCCTTGCCTTCCGTGTCCACACGGTTGCCTTCCTTGTCGTAGTACAGCACCGCGTACCTCTTCTTGGTTATGAACAGTCCCTTACTGGCGACCAGTTCCCTGCCCGCCGCTATCACTTCTCCCCTAGAGCTCGGACAGTGGAACGCTTTAGTCATGAATGATTTGAATGATCCATTGACCTCATCTGCGATCTTGTCATACAGTGACACCACGGAATCTTTGCTCCATGGTATTTGATTTGCATTTATTTCTTTTTGCAGTGTTTTGTATGCTGAGAAGTACACAGAGTCGGTGTCTCCGTACACCACGCTCTCTCCCTTGTGGTCATAACTGCCTGCCACGATCTCGTTTACTTTTGCGGCCATGTGTTTAGTGATACATCTACCAGTCAGTGTCACCGACTGTCCAATCCTTATGTCAAAGAACCTACAGCCTGGGTTCAATATCGCACCATACAGACTGTTCAAATTAATTTTTTTAACCAATTGCCTCTTGTCCCAGTACTCGCGTTCTATCTCGTTGTCACCACACTCCCGCATCTTCTTCTGCATCTCCTGTCTCTCAGCATACCAACGCTTCAACAGGCCTGGGATGATTGCCTCGTATTCATATGTGAATATAGTTCCATTTGCACTCAACATATACTTGTTATTGCTGTCGAACACGACATCGTATAGTTGAGCCGCACTCATACGCACACTTGTTCCGTCTTCCCAGTCAACCACTATCTCGGTTGCACGATCTTGTTTCATTACAGCCTGATATTCCCAACTGCCGAACTGTCCGTCCCAAGCCTGTGCGAATGATTTCTTGGCGTGTTTGGCTCTGTTTACCTCTGCTGACGTGATTATCGGTCTTATCTGACCAACAATCGTTTCTGGACCCATGTTCAGTGCCCTAATAACACTCGGATACAGTGAGTTGATGTCAATGGATCCTATCCAGTCCTGTATGCCTTTCTTTGGAGTGGCCACGTATGCACCAGCCGCCGGTTGGTTCTCCTCACCTTCCTTCTTGTACTTCCTGCCGGCTACCTGCATTCCTCTCCTGTGTGCTTCATTGACAATTGCTTGTTCGGTCACTGCCACAGCACCCATCGTGGTCTGTAGCAACACAGTGTTCTGGTGTGCTATCTCGTTGGCCAGTTCTATGAACTTCAATTTCTTTTCTAGTTTGGCAAGTAATGCCGTATCCTGTCTGTTGTACTCTATGAACAAACCAAAGTCGTTCTTGTAAAGGTTATCAAGTGATCCCTCGTACACAGTCTTCTTTTCACCCAGTTCGTGTTCACCTATGGCATCCAGCCTGAAACTGTGTCTCTCCTCGTATGTGTATTTCCTGTATAGTTCAAGCAAGTCCAAGTGTACCCTGCCTATCAAATCGTAACTCAACTGTTCTCTGCCATATTTCTCGAACACTCTCTTCTTGGGTTTCTCACCCCAAAAGCACAGACGCCTTGTATCGTCTGAGCTCAATACTTTCTGTATTCTTCCAACTGTGTATGGGATATCGTAACCCTCACTGTTCCAACCTGACAGTATGTCTGCGTCCTCGACCAGTTGTAGGAAAGCGTCTAGCATGTCCTTCTCTTTCTCGAACAACATGGTGTTGTCAAATCTTTTTGTAAGTTCCTCGGCATCCTTCATGCTGATTGTTTTTGGTGGCACTGCAAATGTGACCAGTTGATCCGTCCAGCTCATGTAACAACTTATGGCAGTAATGGGCATGAACGGATCATCTGTTGTTGAGTAACCACGATCTGGATCGAAGTCCACCTCAATATCGAAAAACATAACATTCAGTTTTGGAGTTTCCTTGCCCAAGTAATTTTCTTCCAGACAACGGAACACCGGGTTGATGTCGTGCTCGTACAACTGTTTGTTTGATCTAATGCGTTGTTCTTTTATGAATTCTTTGCTTGTCTGGCACACCACTCTCTGCAAAGGCTCACCGGTCATTGACCTGTGTTTGCCCCTGGCGTCTGGATAGTAGAACACATACCTAGCATCATACTCAGTGAATATACGACCTTTCTTGGCGTCACGTTCTACAACGTATATCCTGTCCTCGTCCTTCTTATATAATGCGTCTATGTAACTCATCTACCACCAATAACTTGCTACGCCGTACCCGTAGACATTTATGATTGAGAAGTAGCCAGTGATCATCATAACGAATGCGGCGTTCCTCCTGTATGAAGCGTAGCATTGTGTGACTGCTCCTATGAAGAATCCAGGATAGATTATGGTCATGTCTGGGTCTGCGGCCGTTATCGCAAGTGTGAGGCTGGCTCCAACCGTGAATATGAAACTGATCAGTTCGAAATAGAAAGCCGTCCTGTCACTCTCAAAACTACGAAGCCAGAATGATCTGACTTTGTTTAACATTAAAGTTTGCCGGCTGTGTTTAGTATGCTTTCCAGCGTGTCCATCTCGTCAGCGATGTTCTGGTAGTTGCCTTTGTGTGCCACAGATATCGCCTTGTTGATCAAGGCTGGTTTGAGCTCAAGTTCTTCCGCTATCGCTTTTACGGTGTCTTTCAATCCACCTTTCAAGTCCTCGACCTCACCAAGCACCTGTGAGCCCTGTGATATGATCTGTATTAGTTTCTGCTTTTCAGCGTCATTAAAGTTTCTTACTGCCATTTGTTTCTCCTTATTCTTTTATTGTATTAGGATTGTGCTCTTGAGTCAATGATTTTTTCATGTGTGTTTTGGCAAATTCTATGTTGGTCTGAAACCATTTCTTTTGCAAGTACTCAATAGTGCTTTCTTTCACAGGTTCGAGTGAGCAAAAATCAGTGATATCATTGATTACTTTTACCAATGAAGATTTTTTGAATATATTTTCAAATTCAAATCTGTAGTGCCTGATGTTGTTCGCCAGCAAGTAATTACCAAGTTCATGATGATATTGCAATCTTAGTTTAGGACTCAGCGTAAAACTATTTTCTATATACGATGCTCTCCACCATAAAAGTCTATCGGATTGCGCTGACTCCACCGTGATTAGTATTATATTCTTCTTTTCTGCTATGTCTTTGTAGTGTTGGAAAGGCATTGTTCCACATATCGTCTGGATCCTTTCCTCCATGTCAAATTTTGACCATTTTTTTTCACGGTCGTAATTTTCCTTCCAGGTAGATTTAGTTGCTTTTGTGTAGGTTTTGTCTAGGGTCTGAATGAACTCATCTCCCATACAACTTGCACTGGTAGAGAGTATGTTTGATATAAAGTTTCCGGCGCAACTGGCCACGTAGTGTATTTCGATGTCTTTCATTCTACTTGCTCTGTATTTTTGTTATCTTGTTCCATCCGTCCATGTCTATAAAATTTTTCTTACCAGTAACCAACTTATTTAATGCGGGGTCTATCAAGTTTATAATATTGTCCTGGATTGTACATTCAATTCCATTCCTGATGATTTCTTCTATGGGCATACTCAGAATGTTATCCGTGATTTCTCTGTTTTTGAATGGCATCCAGTAGAGTGTGTTATCTAGATGATTGACATGGTATTTTCCTAGGCAGATGTCGTACAGTTCTCTGTATAGATCTGTATTGTGTTTGCTTACACTTCCTTTGCCGTCAATGAGGAATTCATAACTGTATGCATTTTTATTTTGCTCTATTATTTTATCTAGATCTTTATTGTTTGCATCGCACAACAATCTAAGCATACTGTACTCCCTCACAAAATATTGATCGGCGTGATGACCGGTAGCGACAATCGTCTTTTGATCACCCCATGTGTGCATTTTTTTATAGTTTGTTGGGTAAAGTAATTCCAAAGATGATTTGTTGGCCTTGTTGAAATAGGTCCATTTCTTGTATTCATAATCTACTGTGTCAAACTTGATTTGATTGTACCTCAGCATACCTATCAACATTGTGCTGTCATACCCGCCAGTTGCAACAATTTTGATAGGAGAGGCTCCTGCAATTTTCTTTAGATGGTCGATGCCTTGTGTTATAATTTCTAAAATTTTTTCAGCGGTGTCATTCACGCTTCTGTATGGTCTCAGCAAGAACTTATTTTCTTTGCTTTTTTCAATGATTGTACAGGAGCCTGTGTCTATTTCGACAAAAGAATCTCCCTTTGCAATTTTTGGTAGACCATGGTCCAACGAAGATAGTGTGCTTGTTTCTGTATCATAAAAAAAAGGAATATTCCTGTGTCTATCTGAAACAACATATATTTTGTCTCCGAAGTCGAATATCGCCGTGAAAGATCCATTTGGCATATCGTCTTTGACAGGATCCACAGTTGACAAGAAATCATGTAGGTCTGTTTCTGCATACCCTTTGTAGAAAACTTTACCCTCTTCCCTTGACAGCACGTTCCAGTAAAGATCAGTGGCCAAGACAAATTTACGCTTCAAAGGACGATTTATATCAAAATTAGTCTGTTTGGTTTTTGAAATACAGAAGTACATATAATTTAGAAATACTTATATGGCTGTATTTTTACTGATAATTATTTCTTTTTGGTTGCCACGTTCTTGGCCTTGCCACGCCTGTTGGGATTTGGATCTTGTCTTCTTTTTCTCTGTGCGGCACTGGCTCTGCCCTTCTTACCAAGTGCGTGTGCTTTGGCCTGTGGTAGGCATTTTGGCTTGCCTTCTTTTTCTGATCCCCTGGCACAGGCTCCCCTGATCTTGCCCTTTGGACCAAAACGCACCCATTTCTGTTTGAACCATTTTCTCAGATCCTCATTCAAGGTTTCTGCAAAAACCAGTTCTCCACAATTCACGCAGAAGTCCACGTCTTCCTTCTTGACACAGTTGTGCACACGCTTACCGAACATGGTCTTCATGCCCTTCTTCTCGTACCCCTTCCAGCACTTCTCTGTGATTACGTCTGTGATCCTCATTTACTCTTGTTACCCCAGTTGGCCGCACCTTTTTTACGACACTGCACTAGAGCACCAGAGGCATAGGCCGATGGCCATACTTTGTATCTTGATTTGACTTTGTGGTAGCAGGCGTCTTGTTTTTCTGCCAATTTTTCAAATTCCTCTTCAGTAATGCCAACTACTTCACGGATTTGCATACTACCACTTTCTGCAAGACCAGTATCTTGCTTTGGTCTTTGGTCCTGGGTTGGCACAGTTGTGTCTAGCCCTGAAACTCTTTCTCGCTTTTGGATTTGACTTACGGATCTTCATTGTCTTTTGTCCGGCTTTTCTCGCTGAACTTCCGCCGTGTCCGAAGTTCACCTTCTTCACGTTGCCTGATTTTGGAT